TAAATTTAATGTTTGGAATCAAGAATTTTCAAATGAAGTATCTAAATTTCAAGCGTTACTTGGAGCAGAACAACAAAGATTCCAATCTGAAGTAACTAAATATAATCAAGAAGTTCAAGTAGAAATGACAAACTTAGCTAATAAACAAGCTGCACTGCAAGGTTTAATGCAACAACAGACTCAATTAAATACTACTAATAAACAACAAAAAATTACTACTGAAATTCAAGAGTTTACACAAAAGACTGCAATAGAACAGGCAGAGTATCAACAAAAAGTTCAAAATTTTACTAACGAATTAAACAAATATAGTCAAGAAATAACTAAATTTACTCAACAGCATACTTTAGATTTAAACAATTATAATACTGAAGTTGCAGAGTTCAATGCTCAATTACAAGCTAGACAACAAAGTTTTTCAGAAAGAACTCAAGAGTTTAATTTAAACACTTCAATTATAACAAATAAAATACAACATGCTATAAATAGACAAACTATTCTAAAAACAGAATACGATGAGGCTTTTGGTATTGAGAAAATGACAGCTCAATCAAAAGCAAATCTTGCACAGCAACAACAAAACTATCAAAATGCAGGAGAGGGATCAAGATGATAAAAAAAATAGAGAAGAGAATCGAAGAATTACAAGGAGATTTAATAAAAGTTATTGATATTTCCGAAAAAAATGCTAAATTAGCCCTAAAGATTGAAGGGGCAATAGAGATATTAAAAGATATTATTTCAAATAAGGAGGAAAATAATGGCAGCAAATAAAGCAACGGTAAGTATATCTGCTTCAGTATTGCCTGATGATATGAAAACTCATGTTAGTGGCACTATTGTTTATGATTTAAATGATATGGCTGGTGATGCTTCTAAATGGGTTTCTTATTCTCAAGATATAGATAATTCTAGTGAAGCGTTAATAGTGGCTGATATAGGTTACTTACAAAGTACAACTGGAGATACAACTCCAACAAGAACTCACGCTAGTGATAATTATGAATTTGTAATTATAAAACATTCAGGTTATAGAGCAGACGGAACTACTAAATCTACAGATAATTTATATATTAATTTTACTGATAGTACGGCAGCAGCTAACGCTACAGGAAATTTAGTATTAGAACCTGGAGATGTTTGGTGGGGACGTTTTGCAGGTACCGCTGATACAGCAGATTTTACAGCTATTGCAGCAGCTAATGATATTAAAGTATTAGTTTATGCAGTTTTGGATGATGTAGCTTAATGAAAGTTAAAGAAGTAATGGAAAGAGTGGGCTCAAGGGAAACAGGTAGAATTGTAGCCTATGTTAAAGATGCTTTAAGAGAAATTAATATGAAGCATGCCACTCATACTTTTACTGAAAACATTGATTTAACAAAAGATCAGCGTTTTTATGATTTACCAGAAGACTGTCTTAAGATTTTAAATGTTAGAGGTAAAAATCATTTAAATACTAAAGATGAATATAGGGATCTACCTAGATTAGTTACAGAACCATTAATTACTGATAAGGATTAAGTATGGCAAAATTTAGAGAATATGGCTATTATCCAAAGGGTAATAAAATAGCTATTGTAGAAAAAGACCAAGTAATAGATACTGAGGTTAGTACTACAGATATTAATGCATTTAAAAGAAATACTGGCTTATGGAAAAGTCCATTAGAGACAGTTGCAGATGCATTACAGATAGAATATGCTTACAATCCTAAGTATTTTATTAAAGCAACAGATACTGTTCATAGCACTATAACTCATTATAGATCTGCAGATGGATATTTTCAAATTAAAGGTGGTGCAGTTAATTATGATGATACTACTAATGTAGATGATTATTTCCTTTTAAGAAATGCAGGTGAATTTAATGGCTTGCATCGCATAAAAGCGTATTCAGATGCTGATGGAACTAATGACCAAATTACAACTTATACTAAATATTCAGGTCTTACATCAACATCAACTGCTTTTGAAGAAACAGTAACCATGTATTATGCATTAGATGTATTAAACGATGAAGAAGACAACTTAAACATTCCTCCTTATTTAGAATTAGCGGTTGTCGATTATGTGAAAGCAAAGTTAGCTCAAGATGCATTACAAGTAGAAGTACATGATTATTTTATGAAAGAATTTAGAAAGAAATTAGAACAACATGAGAGTTCAAGAATATATGGTCCTAGAATGACTGTTGCTGGCTCTCATTCAATTAGATAACAAAACAAACCCATTCACGCACAGCCAGTGCTTAGGGTAGGAGGTAAATATGGCAGGAACAAGAAAAGGTGGATTAAATTCATTCACTGTACAAGAAGCTCAAAACGCTTCATTAGGACAAGCAGGTGTTGCATTTCTTAGCGACACATCAACTTACGAACCCCCATCAGGTCAAATAGTAATTGCAATGCAATTTATTGAAGATACTGTATTTGACAGTTCTGATGCAACAACAGCTGAGGCAAATTGGCCTACAGATGCTCAAGGCGGTCTTGGAACTAATAGTGACCCTATTAACCAAAAAACTATGCCTGCAGGTATGACTATATATGGAAGATGGAAAACAGTAGCATTTGATAGTGGTGCTGCATTTTTATACCTAGGAGTTTAATGTTAGGTTTAGGCGCAAAGATAAATCGTTCTGTTAAAGGCAGAAGGGCTTTTGCTTCAAAAGTAGCTATGAATTTTGATGGTAGTGTTGATTATGTAAAAATACCAGACCATAGTGATTTTAACCATGTTTCTAGTGGAGTAAGTAAATTTACTATATCATTTTGGTTTAAATCAGATATTACAGATTTTTCTAGTGAAAACAGAACTTTATTTGGAAAATATGACCATGGAGATAATAAAAGGGAATGGGTTGTAAGGGTAGATGTTAATGGTAAAATTATTGTTTATTTATCTGACAATGGTACTAATGCAATTTTAAATACTACAACTTATACAATTTCTGATACTAATTGGCATCACGTTATGATGAGATATAATGGTGCAAATGATGCTGACCCTGCAAACAGATTGCTTGTAAAAGTTGATAATACTACAGTTTTATATGAAGGGGTAGGGACTCCTAATGCTAGTAATCCAGCAGCTTTAAATGAAGATGATAGCCCACTTACTATAGGAACTATGCTAAACTCTGGTGCTTCAGGTAATGAATGGAATGGAAAAGTAGATGAAGTTGCTTATTGGAATGGTGATATGATGCTAGGTCATTGGTTTGGAAAGTTTCTTTGGAATAGCGGGAATCCAAGAGATTTGTCTTATGCGAAGGTAGCTAATCTTATAGGTTATTGGAGAATGGGTGAATATGCTACAGCAGGTTGTCCTGTTCCTAGTGGAACATTTCCAAATACTACTAGTAATCCTCATGATTCCTCTAAGTATAATGGGTCATGCGCTCCTTTATTTCTTGCTTTGAATTGGGCTGGAGGAAAACCTAGAAAAGTTGGAGATAACTTATTAACTAATGGTAACTTTATAGATGGTGGCCCAGCATTAGCTTCTGATGAAACTAACGAAACTGTAAATGATTGGTCATCATATACTAGCTCTGCTGGAGCTGTAGTTACAACAGATACCTCTATTTATAGAAGTGAAGGTAAATCAGCTAAATTAACAACAGATGCAAATGGAACTTTTCTTCGTATAGGCAAAAATACTAATGCTGTTTTAGAGGATGGTGAATGTTATGTATTAGAATATTGGATTTATACTCCTACAGATACTTCTGATTCTGGTAGTCAAGAATGGGGAAGAACTCAGTGTGAACTTGATGAATGTATAGAATCAGATGCTCAATATGGAATGTCAGGAAATGGAAATGTTGTAAGTTCTTATATAAAAATAAATCAATGGACTAGACATATATTAACAGGGAAATATAATAAAGGAAGCAATTCTATAGAGTTGGTTCAAATAGGAAGACAATTTGGTAATTTAGATGCAGGAGAAGGACCACAAATATTATATGTTGATGATGTATCTGTTTATAAATTATCAGGGACTCATCATGGACTAGTTCAAAGTCCTGGCTCAGCAATATTACATGAAGGAGCAGATTAATGGATATAGATACTTTAAGATCAGCAGTAATAGGAAGTGGTGGACTAACTGTTCAATTTATGGACTTTTTACCTGATATAATTAAAATGGGTGTTGGAATTGTCACCATAGTATACTTTGTATACAAAATACAATTAATTAAAAAACAAATAAAGGAGAGATAACATGGACAAAGGTGTCGTTAAAAGGGTAATAGTAACGCCAGATAAACACTTTCCCTTACACGATCAACCTGCGATCAATTGCTTAAAAAAGACAATTGAGATTGTTAAACCAGATGCTTATATAGATCTTGGTGACGTGGGAGAATGGCATGCATTTAGTGCTTGGAGATTTAAAAGAAAGAAAGCACCGCCATTAGAGTACTTAATAAAGGATTTTGATAAGGATATAAAAGATGTTAATAAAGGAATGGATCAAGTCGATGAGTCTTTGGACAAAGTGGGCTGTACAGAAAAGTATATCACTGAGGGTAATCATGACAATTGGCTTAATATGGCAGTTGAGAAATATCCCTATATTCCTCAGTATAAATTTGCTTCTGCTGTTAAGCTTGCTGACCGTGGGTACAAATACTATAAATTCGGGAAACACCTTAAATTGGGGAAATTATACTTTTATCATGGCCATCAATATGGTGGTCAATATCATACTGCTAACCATATTCGGAAATTTGGATGCAATATAATGTATGGACACTGGCATGATTTACAACAAATGTCAGCAACTCATATGGATGGACCAAGGTCAGCTTGGAGTATTGGATGTTTAAAGGATATGGGACCAAAGTCAAATGAATGGCTTGCAGGAAGACCTATAAATTGGGCACATGCATTTGCTATAGTAGATTTTTATGCTAAAGGTTTATTTACAGTGCATATAATACAGATAATAAATGGTCGTACATCATTGTGGGGGGAGTTGATAGATGGGAATAAATAATGGACATAATTATGATATTGGAAGAATTTGGACTACCAGTCGCAGTAGCGATGGCGTTCGGGTTCTTTATTTGGAAACAAAACAGGTTCATCCAATCTACTCTTATGCAAGAACTAGACCAAGACTTCAAGAGGTTGGAAGGTATTATTATAAAGCTGATAGATCAGCAAAAGATAATGCAAATCGAGCAGAAGGGGTTAAATAGGCAATATAAAGCTTTAGTGGAGATAATAGCCACTTTATCAGGAAATGGCCTAAAACATAAGTTTTTGCGTAAAATGGAGGAAGAATGAAAGAAACACAAAGAGTCAAGATAGAAACGCCAATTGGATCAATAGAAAGTGATTCAGGTAACCATTTTGTCGATATAGCTAGTGTAATGCTTATTATTATATGTGTATTAATGTTTAAAAAGATTATGAAATTATGATAATCCCTAAAATGTTAATAAATGCAGTAGCAAATCAGCTTGTAAAACATTTCAAGTTAGATAGAATTATGTCTTATGTTTTTGATGATAATGAACTAGACATAAAAATAAAGAAGTTAGAAAAAAGAGTTAAATCTTTAGAAAAGGAGAAAAAATAATGGACATCAAACAAATGATAGCAGACTATATCTTTAATGATGAAATGAAAGCTAAAATTGTCAAAGAATTAAATGACAATGTAGACATACCTTTTATTTCTGAAAAGACAGAAGGTAAGATATTAGACGCTGTATATGATTCTGTAGAAGAAGTCGTTAAAAAAGCTATACTTAAATAGTGAAATATAAATGGTGGGAGGATCTTGATTTTGGTGTTGATGAAGCATTGGAATCAAGATTTTCTTTAAAAAAGAAAAAGGGTAAGCATGCCAAAAACAACATTAGTAGTAAAAAACTTCCAGCAAGGAATAAACACAAAACTAGATGATAGAGATTTGTTGCCTGGACAATTGTCTGAAGCAATAGATGTAGATGTTTCAACTGCTGGTAGAATAAAATGTATGGGGAGTTTAGAAATGCCTCATATAAAAGACCCAGAAACCACTTCTCAAGTAAGTGCAGGTTATGGGTTATTTGCTTTTGCGCATGATTATGATATGGTTAATACTGCTGATACTTCTAGTATTAATGCTGGTTTAAAAGATTCCCCTACTCAAACTAATACTGATTATTTAGTTAAATCTTTTGAAAGAGAAATTCAAATATATGATTTCACAAATGAAACTTGGCTTAGCTTTGGAAATCTTTTAGTAGCAAGTTCTACAGGTTATGAACCTGGTTTTTATAGTGTAGATGGTGGTCTAAGAGCATATAACGGAGCTAACCCTAGTGATGAACCTATTTATATAGGGCATGTTAAAAAAACTTTTTTTCCTGATTCAGG